AATCAGATAGCTAGCGCCGGGCCAAATTGGCGAGATGGTATGGAATCGGCCGCTGAAGGAGAAATGGCTCCCGGGGGTATGCCAGGCGGTGGAGGTACTGCTCTGCCACCCGGTGGTGATACTGGCGACATACCGCCAGACTTTGGAGGGGAAGCAGAGGTTCCAGCTGGAGATGCTGAACCGACGAGTACAGATGCAGACTCTGGTGGATCTGAATTACCCCAAGTATAACTAAACAGTAATTAATTCCTATAAATAATAATATGCCAATACTAACAAGCGAGCAACTCAAGAGTAAATTTTCTGATAAACAACGACCTAACGGAGACGACTTCGCAGATTTGATTGACACATGCGCGAATACTGGATACACTGGTAATATTACAATAGGTAATAGCACATTTACTATTGCAAACGGTATCATCACTAACATCGCAGTCACTGACGCGAATCAATCGAGTGTAGAAGTTGAAGATACATCAACTCCAGCGGTGCAGGATCTCGAGATTGACACTACATCAGATGATGTACAGTCTATATTACTAACAACCGGTACCGGTTATGACGGGACTTACGTACATGAAGATAAAGTATTTCCTGATCCAGATGTAATTAAAGTATACGTTAACCATGCATCTAGAAATCGCTTTATAGCATACACTGCAAAGGACGGTAAGGTATACTGGGAGTTAGTTAAGCGAGGATGGTTTGGTACTGTCAGCTGCCTATTAGATCAGCCTGGTATATGCTCCGGAATGAAAAGCAAGCCTTTCGATAACTTTATAGATCTTACATCGCTCAAGGGAACATGGAGAGAATTTTTTAATGATGGTGATGTAAGGCCTAATATTAGAAATGCTTGGAATATTAACTAATGTCTGGAACAACATCAAATTCAGTTTCTGGATTTTATAGTACTAACCTTAATCCCAGAGTCCGTACTTTTGATTCGCTAGCAAAACGTGTAGCGATGGCTTTAGGTTATCCTCAAATCAATATAGAAGCTCATGTAGATCAAGTATATGATAATATATCTATAGCATGTGAATTTTTTACTAAATTCGCAGGATATACTCAGGAGTATATAATTTTCGATTCATCGTTATATGAGAAAGGTAAAGGTATCCGGATGGACGCGCTGTTTGCTATTACTCCAGAGATGCAAGAGACGTACGTTATAGATGAAGTAGAAAATTCAGCCTATTCAGTCGGTACAATGATTATAGGTGATCCTGGGAATCCATTCCAAGTTACTGATATAAACAATCTTCCTGAAGCTGAAAAAGCATATGATCATTTACTACAATCATATCGTAAGGTAATTGATGTATTTACATTTGAAGAAGGAACTGCTAGCGGTACTAATACTCTATTCACTATAGAGCAGTCCCTAGCACAACAAACATACTTTAGCTACGCGCTAGGTAAGTATGGGTTTGACTTAGTCAGCTGGTACACACTTAAGGATTGGCTAGATGTAAGGAAGAAATTACTTTCTCAAGAATATTTTTATCGATTCGATGATCGAAGACAGGCTCTCCATCTTATACCAGAGCCGTCGATCCGGTCAGGCTTTTACGGCTTAGTAGGGTGCTATGTTGAGAAGCCATTAGTTGATGTAGTAAAAGAGCTCTGGGTATATCATTACAGCTTAGCTCTTACTAAAATAACTTTAGGTCGAATACGTGGTAAATACTCAGGTACCGGGCTATTCGGTGGAGGATCAGTCGATGGAAGCCTCTTATCAGAGGGCTTGACTGAAAAGGAATCACTAGAGTCTGAATTGATGCAAGGTACACCTGGATATGGTGATGCTGAGCCACCAGCCTTCTTTGTGGGTTAAATGTACGAGTATAAGTGCACACTACTTCGAGTAATCGATGGTGATACCCTCGATGTTTTGGTCGACCTAGGCTTTAACGTATTTAAAAAGATTAGAATTAGACTGCACGGTATAGACGCTTTTGAATCTAGGACACGCGATTTAGAGGAAAAAAAGAAAGGTTTAGCTGCCAAAGAACGTCTTATAGAGTTACTAGAAGGTAAAATAATTCGAATTAAATCTATAGAGATAGGTAAGTTCGGGAGAGCTATCTGTATAGTATACGTCACCGATAGATATAATAATAAGATTAATATAAATCATACATTATTAACAGAAGGTCACGCAATTAAGAGAGTATACTAACCAATCAGAGCACCTCCCCAAAAAAAATTCTCCAAAAAAATTCTCCAAAAAAATGGCCTCCCGGAAAAAAAAATTTGAGACGTACAAGCAAGGCCGCTACACGCCTCTCCATCCTGAGAAGTATATTGGAAGAGGCCGGCCTAGGTACCTGAGTAGTTGGGAGCTTAGGTTCTTCCGTTGGTGCGACGTAAACCCTAACGTTCTTGCCTGGGGTAGTGAGAACGTTGTTATACCTTATTTATCCCCTGTAGACGGTAAGGTTCACAAATATATGGTAGATAATTTTGTTAAGATTCGCGAAGGGCAAAATACTAAAAAATATCTAATAGAAATAAAGCCTAAAAAGCAGACTGTTCCACCCACCAAGCACGGCAATAAGAAAAAGAGTACTATACTATATGAGAATGTAACCTGGGTAATTAACCAAGCTAAGTGGGATGCGGCTAGGCAATGGTGTACTAAAAATAATGTTATATTTCAGATTCTGACAGAAGAACATTTGTTTTTTAATAAAAAATAAGTGTTATTGATATAAATATTATTACCAATAAATTATATTATGCCCCACTTCCATAAACTATTAGTTGAAACTCCTACTGTATATGATTATGAATATATAGTTGAAGAGAAGGATTCAAAAGAGCCATCCAAGATGTATATACAAGGACCTTATATGGTCTGTAATGAAGTTAATCGTAACAAACGTGTATATCTTAAAGAAGAGATGGAAAAGGAGGTTGATAGATATAAAAAAGAAATGGTAGAGGCTAAACGCGCAATGGGTGAGTTAAATCATCCGCAAGGTGTAGAAGTCGATCTTAAAAATGCATGCCATTTAGTTACAGAGTTATATCAAGATGATAATATTTTCCATGGTAAGTCTCGTGTATTGAGTACCCCAGCAGGCCTTATTGTACAATCTTTAATTAGAGATGGAGTTACAATTGGTATGTCTTCTAGGTCATTAGGTAAGTTAGAAGCACGCACAGATGGCGTTAATGAGGTACATGATTTAAGATTAATAGCTATCGATTGTGTTGCGGACCCTAGTTATCCTAAGGCATTTGTTAATGGCATTTTAGAGAGTAAGCAGTACGTATTGGCAACAGATGGAAGGTTCGAAGAGGTTTATGAAGACTTTGAAAAGAACGTTGCAGAGTTACCAAAGAAAGAGATAGATGAATATCTCAGAGAACAAGTGTTACAATTTATCAATAATCTTAAATTAGTAAAATAATAGATATGTCAGAGCAACAAACTACACCGGTAGGTACAGATAAAGCTATATGTGATAGTAAAGTACCAATAGCTAAATTCATTAAAGAATTGACTTCTGGAGACTACGCAAAAGCTAATTCTCACTTGCAGACAGCAATTAATAATAAAATAAAATCACGGATAAGTACTGTGAAAGATATAAATATTTTTTAGACCCATGAGTAAAACAGTAAAAGAAATTTTAGAGGAAGCAACTCAAGGCATGCTCACAGAGGATTCGCTTAATGCAATTCAAGGTGCTTTTGATGAAGCGGTCAATGAGAAGGTAGAACTTCACGTTGAAAAAGCTTTGATTGAGCAAGATGAAGACTACTCGAGTAAGCTAACTGAATTGCTTGAAACAATTGACAGCGATCATTCAACTAAGCTTGAAAAGGTTGTTGAAGCAATTGATAACAATCACGCGCAGAAGTTAGCCACGGTCGTTAAGCATTATACGTCTCAGCTCAACGAAGAAGCAGATCAATTCAAGACAGATATGATTACTAAAGTATCTGATTACTTAGAGTTGTATTTAGAGGAGCAAGTTCCAGCTGCTGAAATTGCAGAAGCTGTTAAGAATAAGAAAGCTCAAAGTCTCTTAGAGCAACTACGCACTACATTAGGTGTCGATTTTGCATTAAGTCAAGAAACTATTAAAGAAGCCATTGTAGACGGTAAGAAGCAAATAACTGAAGCTACTGAAACTAGCGATCAAGTTACAACCGAAAACAAAGAGCTTAAAGAATCTTTAGCCGCAGCAAAGGCTGCATTACTATTAGAACGTAAGACTGCTGATTTACCAGAAGCCAAGAAGAATTATATTACAAAGGTTTTAGGTAATAAGTCTCCAGATTTTATTAGTGAGAATTTCGAATACACTCTTAAGATGTTTGATAAGAGTGAAGAGGAACGATTAGAAGAGCTTCAAGAAGAAGCCAAAGAAGAGACAGTCCGAGTGGATCGTCCGACAGCCCAAGAGGTTATCCAAGAGAGTTCCGAAGAAGGAAGTGAATTTTCAGGTCATCCTATACTCAATGAGTATATGAATGAATTGAATAAATCGTAATATAAGCTTATCTTATGCTACGATATGTTGAGGTTGTTTTTATAATAACCTGAGTCAAATGGTCGAAAAAAATGGAAGGAAATTATAAGAAATGAATCAAGTTAAACCAAGTCAATCTTATGTAAATGAAGATAGAGCGTCCGTTCTCTTAGAGAAATGGGCTCCTGTCCTCGAATATTCCTCCGATAATGTACAAGCAATCGAAGATAGTCACACTCGCTTGAACACCGCTATTCTCCTGGAGAACCAGGAAGCATGGTGTTTGAATGAAGATACTGCAGCTGGTGGAACTGGCGGTGCTTTCAGTAACACCGGTCCTACTGGTGGTATTGGCACGCAAGGTGATAGTACCTATGCTGCTGGCGATGCTCGCTTACCAAAGATCCTCATCCCGATGATCCGTCGTACGTTCCCTGAGTTGATCACAAACGAAATCGTTGGTGTTCAGCCTATGTCCGGTCCCGTTGGATTGGCATTCGCTCTCAGATATAACTACAACAGTGATCCCTTGGGTAATGGTACTGATAACGGGCAAGCCGGCGGAGGTGGAGATCACACTACCTTGACACAGAAAGGTGAATTAGGTTATCAAAACCTAGACACTCGTTTCACTGGTGTCACATCCACTGAGTTCACCGGTGCATCCGGGAACGGCGCAGTGCAGTTCCCTATGCAAGATAGTGACAAAGGTGTTGCTGAGCTCTTAAGTGCTTTTGAGCTCACCGGTAACATCCCTCAAGTTGAAGTTAGTTTCGAAAAGACAGCTGTTGAAGCTGGAACTCGTAGATTAGCTGCTCGCTGGAGTG